GTTCCTCATCTCTGACGAGGCCCACGACCTCCTGTGCGTCCCTGGGTACACACGTCTGGACCGCTGTCCGGAGGTAGTGACTGCCTGCAGACGTATCGCGGAGCTGGTGGGCTCCATGACCATCCATCTGATGGACAACACGAGCCGCGGAGACGTCCGCATCACGAACGAGCTGAGCCGGCTGATTGACATCAATCCGATGCCGAACATGACGCGCTCCACGTGGATGCAGGCCATCGTGATGAACCTCCTGCTTTATGGGAAGGGGAACAGCGTGGTCATCCCGCACACATACAAGGGCATCCTGCAGTCCCTGGAGCCTATATCGTCGGACCGCGTGACGTTCCTGCCGGTAGGGTACCGGGACTACCGCATCCAGATTGACGGGAAGGAACGTCGGCCGGGGGATTTATTACATTTTGTATATAACCCGGATCGGACGTACCTCTGGAAGGGCTGCGGCGTCAACTTAACACTGCGCGACCTGGTCAAAAGTCTGGCCCAGGCGCAGACCACAAAGAACGCGTTCATGGGCTCTAAGTGGAAGCCGTCCATCATCGTGAAGGTCGACGCCATGACTGAGGAGTTCGCGGGCCCGGAAGGCCGGCAGAAGCTGATCGACAGCTATATCAAACCGCAGAGAGACGGAGACCCGTGGATCGTGCCTGCTGAACAGTTCCAGGTCGAGCAGATCCGGCCGCTGACCCTGGCGGACCTGGCCATCAATGACACGGTGGAGATTGACAAGAGAACCGTGGCCGCGGTTCTGGGTGTTCCGCCGTTCCTGCTGGGCGTCGGTGAGTACGACAGACAGGCCTGGAACAGTTTCGTGCAGAACACCGTCCGGCCGCTGGCGATATCCATCCAGCAGGAGCTGACCAAGAAGCTGATTCTCTCCCCGCGGTGGTATCTGAAGTTTAACGTCCGCAGCCTCCTCGATTGGGACCTGCAGACAATTTATACCGTGTTCGGAGGACTTTCAGACAAGGGCATCGTCACAGGGAACGAGGTGCGCGACATTGTAGGCATGAGCCCGATGGAGGGCCTGGACGAGCTCCGCATCCTGGAGAACTACATTCCGGCCGACATGATAGGGCAGCAGAGCAAGCTGACGGGAGGTACAAATGAATAGAACGGTCAGAAGCATCCCGGTGGAGTTCTCCACCAGGGAAGAGGGCGAGAGCCGCACCATCGAGGGCTATTTCGCCGTATTTGGAACAAATTACGAGATCGCGCCTGGCATGAGCGAGAGCATCGCTCCGGGCGCTTTTTCGCGCTCGCTCGCGAGCAATGACGTGAGGGCGCTGATCAATCATGACACCACGCTGGTGCTCGGGCGTACCAAAGCAGGGACGCTGGAGCTCCGGGAGACTGAGCACGGACTGTGGGGCCGCATCGACATCAATCCGAACGACGTCGACGCGGTCAACCTGTACGAGCGAGTCAAGCGTGGCGACGTGGATCAGTGTTCGTTCGGTTTTGAAATCCGGTCCCAGGATACCGACATCCGGGAAGACGGAAGCATCCACTGGACCCTCAAAGACGTCGAGCTCTATGAGGTGAGCGCCTGCACGTTCCCGGCCTATGAGGAGACGAGCATCTCCGCCAGGGCCAAGGAGCGGGACGACATCAAGGAGCGCGAGGCTGAGGCCTGGCGCGAGAAAATGACAAGGAGGATCGAGTCATGGCATTAAAGGTTTTAATGCTGCGGAAGAGGATCGACGACGCCCGGAAGGCCCTGGAGGAGCTCAGAGCGAAGGACGCAGAGTTCGAGGCCAGAGAGGCTGAGATCCGGACCGCTATCGACGAGGCCCAGACCGACGAGGAGCGGGGCACCGTCGAGGAGGCCGTCGAGAAGTTTGACGGCGAGAAAGAACAGCACGAGACAGCCAAGAGTGACCTGGAGAGGGCCATCGAAGGGCTGGAGAATGACCTGGCTGCAGCAGAGGCAGAACAGGAAACACCGGCTCCGACACCGGAACCGGAGAAAAGAGAGGAGAAGAGACCTATGGAGAACAGAACCAAGTTTTTCGGCATGAACATCCAGGAGCGTGACGCATTCATCGCACGCGAAGACGTGCAGGAGTTCCTGGGCGCGGTAAGGACCGCCATCAAGGAAAAGAGAGCCATCACCAACGCTGGCCTGCTCATCCCGCAGGTAGTCCTCGGACTGCTCCGCGAGAATATTATCGACTATTCCAAGATGTACCGCCATGTCAACGTCCGCAGAGTTCCGGGCGAGGGCCGCATGATCATCGAGGGCGCTATCCCGGAGGCAGTATGGACCGAGATGTGCGCAAACCTCAACGAGCTTGATCTGGCGTTCTCCCAGGTCGAGGTAGACGGTTACAAGGTCGGCGGATATTTCCGCATCTGCAACGCTACCCTGGAAGACTCCGACATCGACCTGGCTGCTGAGCTCATCAGCGTTCTGGGTCAGGCTATCGGCTACGCACTGGACAAGGCCATCCTGTTCGGTACCGGCACCAAGATGCCGCAGGGCGTCATGACCGGCATGGCATCCGGCAACATCCAGAGCATCGCAGCCAGCGTGACCGGCGTTGAGCTGTTCCAGACCATCATCCGCGACGCCGGCAAGGCGAAGGGCAAGTACAGCCGCGGCGAGAAGGTCTGGGTCATGAACGAGAACACCTACACCGAGCTCATCGCTCAGAGCCTGGTCATCAACGCTGCCGGCGCTATCGTGGCAGGCGTGAACGGTCAGATGCCGGTCATCGGTGGTGTGATTGAGGTTCTCAATTTTATCCCGGACAACGTCATCATCGGCGGATATTTCGACCTCTACCTGCTGGCAGAAAGAGCTGGCACCAGAATCAGCACCAGCGAGCACGCGTTCTGGGTGGAAGACCAGACCGGATTCAAAGGCACCGCTCGTTATGATGGCAAGGTTCTCATCGACGACGCGTTCGTGGCCATCGGTCTCAACGGCGTGACTCCTGCAGCTGGCGCCGTTACTTTTGCACCGGATACCGCCAACAGCGGTGAGGACACCGGGGCCTGATGTATAAGGTCCTTCACTTCTTCACAGACCTGCAGGACGATGCACACGCCTACAACCCGGGGGACACGTTCCCCCGGGAGGGCGTAGAAGTCGACCAGGCAAGGCTGGAAGAACTGGCGAGCTCGAACAACCGGCAGGGCCGTCCTCTGATTTCCAAGGACGGCGTGGTGCCTGCTGATGCAGGAGACAGCAGGCCGGCAAAACGCAGGAAAAGAAGATCCTGCGGCTGTGAGGTGAAGTTCAATGACTGACGCGGATGTCCTCGTTTATCTGAAGGCAAATCTGGAAATTTACCCGGAGAACACGACACAGGACCATTATTTGGCCATGCTCATCACAGCGGCGAAGGAGGAGATCACCAGGGAAGGCATCACGCTGGACATGAACGAGATCGGCGACGTCAACCTGGTGGTGATGTATGCGGCGTACCTCTGGCGCAAGCGTGCCTCCGACGGGGCCGAGCGGTATAACACCACCGCCCAGGTCAATGTCGGGATGCCGCGGATGCTCCGCTACGCGCTGAACAACCGACTGTTCTCCCAGAAGATGAGGGGGGCGCAGACATGATGAACGACGGAGTGCTGACGCTTTGCACACTGGAGAATACAGCGGCACCGGGGGCCATGCCTGTGGAGCAGCTGGTTCCGGGCGAGGTCCGGTACTACGAGCGGCGGACGGTAGGATATGGCCGGCAGTACGCGGCAAAGGGCGTCAATGAACAGGTGGACCTGTTCGCCAGGATCTGGGATTGTACTGCCAGGATCGGAATGTATGCGGTGATAAGTCAGTCACCGGAGGCCGGGCAGTATCGGATCGATAATGTGCAGTATTTGACAAATGACGACGGGCTGAGGGTCACAGACCTGACGCTGTCGAGATTGGATGATCTTTATGATGTCTATACAGACTAAGCTGCGCACGGTCCGCGACGCGCTGGTGGGCGTGACGGATGCCTGCTATCACTACCGCAGGCCGCCCGCAGCACCAAAAAGCAACTACATCATCTGGGCTGAGGACAGCGAGGACCAGAGCTTCGACGGAGACAACCGGAAGCAGGAACAGCAGATCCACGGAACCGTGGACTACTACACCCTGACCGAGTTCGACCCTGTCGTGGATGCCATCCAGGAGGCGCTCGTTTCCTCTGGCATCGGGTTCCGGCTCAACTCGGTCCAGTATGAGGACGAAACTAATCTGATTCACTTCGAGTGGGAGTTCTGGGTGGTTTAAATGGCAAAATGGATCGTGGGCCATGGTATTGATGACTATGTGGCGAAGCTCGGCAACCTGGAGGACTCGTCAGAGGAGACCTGCAAGCGGGCCGTATACGACGGGGCCGCCATCGTGGCTGACGCTGTGAAGGCGAACATCGCGGCCCTGCCGGTGGGCAGCCCCAGAGAG